AAGTTTTTTCTTGAGTTCTTCTTTACTTAAGATTTTTTTATCGTCTTTCATATATTAATTATTGTGATAAATTTCTAATTTTATTTGATAACTCATTTAGTCTTTCAGATAAAGCAGTTAATTGCTCTGTCTTAGCAGTCCAAAATGATTCTTTTTTAATTGTGTTTTCAGTTTTTAATCTATTTGAGTATTCAATTACTTGCTCAATTTCTCTAATACGCTTTCTAACTTCATTTAATGCGCGAGTAATTTTACGCTCAGAAGAAACTTTAGATACATTTTCATTAAAACGACGATATGAAATCTCGTTTATTTGTTCTTGATTTTCTTTATACAACTTAATCTTTTTAGGTGCTGGTTTTGCTGGGAATTGTTTGTAGTCGTATATCTTAGAATCAGATGGCATTCCCTCAGGTACTTTTTTAAATCCATCTTTAGTATATGAACTAATATTAGCTTTACCTGCAGCTAAAGTAGGAGTTTTTTCTTCTAATTTATTTGATTTTTTAAGAAAATACTTACTATTATACCCACCACCAGCACTAGCAGTAGTAGATGTAGCTCCATCCATTTCTTCTATCATTTCATGGATTAACTCATCAATATATTTTTTTACTTTATTAGGAATCATAATGTTTTGATTTCATGGATTAACTCATGGAATTGAAGAATATTAAGAATATCTTCATCTTTAACAGATTCATTTTTATCAAGTGGTTTGATAATTGATGATAGTTCTTTAAGCTTAATCTGTGTTCTTTGGTCAGTTACTTTATCTTGTAATTCTATCAAAGATTTTTTTATATTTTCAAAACTATCATTAATATATTCACGTAAAGAAACAGTATTAGAAATCTTATTAATATAAGTTTTTAATACCTCACGCTGCTCAGGTAACAAGTTTGCATACTTTTCATTAAACTTGTCAATCATTATCTTAGAAATCAATGCACGAGTTGCTTTATCTTGAGAAGCATATTCAAGCATTACTTGATCTTCAACTTTATTTTTATTTACATCTTGTTGTGTTAAAAATTCAAGTAAAGTTACTTTATTTTCAACAATAAATGATGGTTCTATAAATTCAGTTGATATGTGAGCCTCAATTAAGTTATAAACAGCAGCGTATGCTTTATAATTGTGAATTTTTGCTTTAAAGAACTCTTCTAAATCATAATGTTCTTTAATTTCCTTAATTAAGTTATATTTTTCTTTACGGAGATTAGAGCGATTTAAACGCTCTGATAATTTAGTAGTGGTATTGATAATACTTTCTGCTTTAGCCTCACTAAGCGATATTGCTTTAGTTAGGGTTTGATACAGCTTATATTCTTTAGATAGTTCACCGCGTGAAAAGTATTTTTTTACGATGTCTACAGCAGCAGATTCCTTATTAGACATGATGTCTGCTGTGATCTGCCTGGTAAGGAGCTCAAATAAAATACCAGTATTTTTAAATTTGTTATGTTTTAGTTTCACACTGTAAATTTACTAATTATAAATATGTATTTTATTATATATCTTTGATGTTTGATTCGTCTAGCAATGAAGAGTTGTTGTTGCTTTGGTCAAATACATTAGACTTTTTAAACATTTCTTCAAGCATCTTTTTATTTTGAACATATATAGCTTTAGTATTTTCTAATGCTAATGGTGAACCACCTTTAGGTTCAGGAGCTCTAGCAGAATCTGGGTGGAGAGATACTTCTTTGCCTAATGGATCTTTACCTAACACACGCTTTTGAGTGTTATAGACAGATGTTTTTTCTTGAGGGCGGCCAACAGGATTAGTCTCATCGTAGGCAGGCGGTACTCCGACCCCGTTACGACCTTTACCGTACAATGAAGCTAAATCATGTGGTGTTCCATATGATTGTCCACTAGCTAACGGATCATTTCCTTCATTTTCAATTTGTGATAAACGGAACATACGTTTTTTATCTTCAACAACTAGATCACGCATTTCATCATATTTGTCATCACTCATATGGAACAAATAATCATAGATATAGTCAGTTGGGAATAAATTAGCATCCATAATATTTTTAGCTAAATCAACCTTTTCTTTCATTAACGCAATTCTTTCTTGGTCGTAAACGATAGAAGGAGTCGTTAATTCAAGTTCAAAGTTTGTTAGATTCTCATCAGTATAACCTTGAGAATATAAGTGTACTAACGCAATTTTAGTTAATTCACTAACAACAATACGTTGTATACGCTCAATTGTACGAGCAAAACGAATATCTTGTTGTGCAAGTGTAGATTTACCCTCAACATCAGCTTCATATCCTAAGAATGCCTTAGGAACTTTCATAGCAGCTAACATTTTATCTCTTAAGTAAACAACGTCTTCAATTGCATTATACTCAAGACCAGGTAATGTATCAATTTTAGTATTTGTATTTCCACCTCTAACTGGTATGTAGAAATCTTCATTTACATTCATCATGTTATAGCGAAGATTATATTCACCAGTTTTAGGGTCAGTAAATGGAGTACGTTGAGTTTGTGTTTTCAACTTTTCCATAAACGTAGGAATCTCATTTGGTGGGATGTTTCCGGTATCAACGTAATAAACACGGCGTTGAGGTGCTCTTAAAATACGGTGAATTAACATTGCGTCTTCCATCAATGCTAATTGCTTAAATATTTTACGAGCAGGTTCAATATATGAACGACCATAAGGAAGGAAATTATAGTCTCCTATTAGTCTAAAGTTTGCTATTTCATAGTTTTGAAATACAACATCGTTATCTGCTGATGGGCTTATTATTCCAGAGTATGCAGCATTTGGTGATACTTTAAATTGCACATATGCTGGGTTTTTAGGGTCAAGTCCTTCTTCTCTAATTACGTTATATACGTTAAGAGGAATTACTTGATAAACACCATATTTTTCTGCAATGTGAAGGTGTAGATATAAGTCACCGTATTTGCACATTGAGCGAACCCAACCCCAAAGGTTAAATTCAATATTTAGAACATCATAGAATAAATTATATAGTATTCTTTGAATATTTTCATCAGGTGATTTAATAGCCAATACTTCACCAGCACCATTTTTAAGTGTAGATTCATCAGCTACAATATCTAACACAGAAGCTATGATTGGATCACCATCCATTACTTCATAGTCATTATATAATTGAGGTCTTAATACAGTATAGTTAGAATAAGGAGCATTACCAACATAAGTACCTAAACCACCAGTGTATATACGCTGGTATCTATCAGGGTACATGTTTGTTTGTACAACGCCTGATGCCTGTATATGGTCGGTATCAATTACTGTTACTTGACTACCGCCAACATTACGTATAATTACGTCAGTTGAAAATAATCGTTTGAGTCTACCAAATAAAGATGTGTCTATCATGTGTATAAATATTTTTATCCTAATAACCAACTAATATCTTCAGATCCATGATCAGTAGGTATTTTATAAGGATTTGGTTGTCCATTACCAAAAGCATTATATGAATTTATCTGCCCTCTATCAATTGAAAATCCAGACATTATTGCTCTGTCTTGTTCTATATTACTTTTTCTAAATCTTAATGCAGTATCGCGTAAATACAATCCCATAGAAAATGACATTACTAAATCATCATTATATCCATCTTGAGCTTGTGCTTTACTATTTTTCCAAATAAAAACCTTCATTTCTCCTATTAATCGTTTTGAGCGTATTACACATGATTTTTCATGAGCATATTCTCTAAATTTTTCAATCATTAGTGGTCTAGTTTTTACAGATGTTGTAAAACCAGCTACTAAATTACCATCATTTTCATATCGTCTAGCCCATTGATCAGATGTCATTGCATCTTGTTTTGGAGAGTAATATAAATTTCTATATCCTCTATCAATGGCTGTTTGTACTGTATCCCAACCTACGTTAGCATTTTCTATTGATAATAGAGCATCATTATATTCTGCTGCTAAACCAACTAACATATGTCCAAAATCACGAGTACCAATTTGTCCTCTATATTCTGCTACTTGTGCTGCTGTTTCAATATTGAATACATGACATGCAGAATAATCTTTACCATCTCCTCTTGCTACGTCCGCTACTACTAAATAACTTTTATTATAATCTGGTTGTTCCCAGATCCATAAGTTTCCATCTACTCCTCTTTTTTCAATAGGATCTATCAAATTAGCTTCAAACCATCCTATAATTTCAGGTTCAAATACTGTATCGCCTGATGTTGCAAAATCACAATCACACTCTTGAGCGGCCATTCTAATTCCTAGATCATTGTCTTGTCTATCTCTCCATTCTTGATTTCTTTCAGGATGTACACTCCAAGGTAATCTAATAGGTACAAATGAATTGTCTCCAATCTCAGCTTTCTGCCATGTTTGGTGAAACCAATTACCTGTACCATTGGGAGTAGATAATGCTATACAACCACCACCTGTAGCTAATGTTTGTTGAGCAGAAGCAAATATCTCATCAATATTTTCAATGAACGCAGCCTCATCCATTATAAGTAAAGATGCTGCTTCTGAACGACCAGCATCACCAGCAGCAGAAACGGCTTTTACTTGAGAGCCATTCGCCAATTTAAGTAAGAGTTTGTTGTTCTCCAAAGGTTTCTCAGCACCTTTTAACCAGGAAGGTAGATTATCATACATAAATCTTACCTTAGTAACCATGTTTTTAGCTGTATCTTGTTTAGTTGCGATACATAACACGTTTTTATCTTTATGGAATATCATCATCCATAAAGAGAAACCAGCTACAAGAGTAGAGATACCTAACTGGCGTGATTTAAGTACTACATTATAGTTGTTTTTTTGGAATTGGTATAGTACTTTTTCT